TTTAGTAAATGGTGTATATAACAAAAGAAAAGGTGGACTTTTTACCATCAACGAGATCAAGGATTTATGGCAAAGTAGATCATGGTCAGGTAAGAAATCAGGCAACCCACTTGTAGTAAGAGGTGGGTATAATTGCAGACATCAGTTTAGTTATGTCAATCCTGATTGGTATGATAGTAAAGGCGAACTTATAATATAAATAAATAGGAGAAACAATGTCAGACGACACACAGGTTAATCAACCGAAAAATGATGTTCAGGAAGCTGAAGTTAAACAAACTCAAACTGACGAGAAACCAACACCAACATTTAATCAAGAAGATGTAGATAGAATTGTCAAGCAAAGACTAGAAGCTGAGAAGTCTAAGCATCAAAGAATGTTAGACGAAGCTAAGAAACAAGAGCAAGAACTAGCAAAAGAAAAAGAAATACAGGAAGCAAAGACTAAAGCTGATCTTGAAAATCTTATGAAGCAAAGAATAGCTGATAAAGACAAAGAGTTAGCTGATTGGAAAGCTAAAGTAAAAACGATTAATGTAGATAACTCTATTATGTCATTAGCTTCTAAGAACAATGCTATTGCTCCTGACCAAGTAGTATCTTTGCTAAAGAATGAAGTTAATTATAATGATGATGGTAGAATAGAAATACTTGATAATAATAAGAACATACGATACAACCCAAAAGGGGAACTATTAACGATAGAAGATAGAGTTAAAGAGTTTTTAGATGCTAACCCACATTTCCGAAAAGGGTCTTTGTCAGGCACAGGTAGTCAGAGTAGCATCGAGGGTAAAACTGTAAAACCATTTAATATTCAGGATTTAGATATGAGCAAAGCAGAAGATCGTAAGAAGTATGCAGAATATCGCAAACAAAGAGAATCTGCTCCTGTTCAGATTAATTTAAACAATAAATAATAAAGGTAAAATAAAATGGCAAACGAAAGCACAAGTTCTACACTCTCGGAACTATATACTGAGATTGTAGCAGAAGCATTATTCGTAGCATCAGAGCAATCAACTATGAGACCTCTAGTACGAAATTATGCAATAACAGGTGGTGGTAAGTCAGTAGAAGTTCCGATTTATGGAACTGTATCAGCTTCAGCAGTATCAGAAGCTTCTGATTTATCTAACACAGCTATCAACCCAACTTCTGTGACTATCACAGCAAGTGAAGTTGGTATAATGACAACTTTAACAGATTTAGCAAGAAACTCAGCACCAAGAAATGTTGCTGGAGATATTGGTAAATTGTTTGGAGAAGCAATCGCTAAAAAAATTGACACAGATTTAACTGCGTTATTTGATGGTTTCTCAAATGCAGTTGGAGATGGAACAGGAGCTTTAAGTGTATCTAATGTATTTAATGCAGTAGCAATACTTAGAAAAGAAGCAGTTCCAATGTCTGATATGGCTGGTGTATTTCATCCATTTAATGCGTTTGATTTAAAAAGTAATTTAACAAACACATTTGTAGGTAGAGATACAGAATTATCAAACGAAGCTTTAAGAACAGGTTTTGTTGGTAATGTAGCTGGTGTTCCAATATTTGAAACTTCAAATATAGCTGACACTTCAGGCAATAATCCAGGCACTACAGGAGACTACAAAGGTGCAATCTTCCACAGAGACGCATTAGGATTAGCTATGATGCAAGACCTAAAAATCGAAACTCAAAGAGATGCTTCTCTAAGAGCAGACGAGATTGTAGCAACTGCTGTATATGGTACAGGAGAACTTCACGATACTTATGGTGTTGAAGTACACTCTGATTCTTCAATCCAATAATAATTGGATACTTTGTGAGGGTGGGCAACTGCCCTCACATCTAAATTAGGAGATTTTATGAATATACAATTAACAAATGGTAAAAAAACTATAACAAGAGCAAAAGACCAATACGAAGCTAATATAAACCATTTTAAGTCAAGAGGTTTTGCTCCTGTTGATGAAGTAAAAAAAGAAATTAAAAAAGCGACAGTAAAAGACATTTCTGATAAAGTAGTTGAACTTAAACCCAAGAAAAGAAAAACAAGGAAAAAGAAATGAACAAAATTATAATGATGAAAGCTAAGAAGTGGTCAAAGTGGGTATGGGTAAAAGCTAAAAATAACCCAATGTACTCAATACCATTAGTTTTAATTGTAGCTTATTTTATTTGGAAGTAGTTTATGGCTAATTACACAGGTGCAAATGTTATAACTGCTGATGATGTCACTAAGTATCAACCTGATGCTTTTGGTTTTGGTATTGCTTCAACTGATACAGAAGCAGTAAATTTCTTTGCACAAACAACAAATGATATTCTAAGACAGCTTAGAGTAGAGTGGTGGCCAACATACAAAACAAATGTATTTACAGATATAACAGTTTTAAATACTGCTGAGATGGTAGATACTAAAGTTAATTTAGATCAGTTTGAGAGGGCTGGTGTATATCTATTTTTAGGTAGATTTTTTTGCCCAGCATTAACTAAGTTTAGACCTGAAACAGAAAAAGACAGATTTGAAAGAATGGCCGAGTATTATATGTCAGAATACAATAAGGAATGGAGAACAGTTTTAGAAGATGGTGTTGAGTATGATGAGACAGGAGATGGCACTATACAAGTTTCTGAAAGAGAGCCTTTACATGGATTTAGAAGATTGACTAGATAATGGCTATCAATCTTAATATCAAAACAAATCAAAAAGAGATTGCTAGAAAATTTAAACAATTCCAATCAAAGATACCAAGAGCAATAGATAAAGGTTTAAAACAAGCTGGGTTTCAATTAGTCGAAATAATTAGAACAAAAACTTTAAAAGGTATTGATTTTAATGATAGAAGATTTGCTCCATATTCAGAATCTTATTTAAAAAAATTAAGAAGTGAGGGTAGATCAACAGCAGTAGATTTAATTTATGATAATGGGATGATGGGTGCTTTGACTCCATCTCTTGTTAAAAAAACAGGTAGAAATAAAATTTCTATTGCATTTGCAAGAAAAGAAGAAATAGACAAAGCTTTTTTTAACCAAGTGACAAATGAGCCACAAAGAAAATTTTTTGGCTTTAATACTAGAACAGAAAAGATTATAAGTAAGCAATTCAACAGATTTCTTGAAAAAGAATTAAGAAGTGTAAAATTATGAGTGTACGAGAAAATATTGCATCAAACCTATTATCTACTATTTCAGCTATAAGTAGCCCAGCAATTAAAAAGGCTACAAGGCAACCATTTCAAATAGACGAGTTATCAGACAAACAATATCCAGCAGTAATAGTTCAAACATCTGAGGAAACAAGAGAAGATGCTGAAATCGGAAGTGGTGCAAAAACAAGAATAGGCACTATAGATTTTGTAATATCAGGATTTGTAAAAGGTGCAGAAGTAAATATTGATACTAAAAGAAATCAATTAATTACAGCTATTGAAACAGAGTTAGAATCTGATATTACAAGAAGTGGCAACGCACTTGATACAGAAGTGACAAGTGTAGAAACAGACGAGGGTACATTGTTTCCTATTGGTGGTATAAGAATGGTTGTTAGATGTACTTATGAGTTCCAAGCTGGAACACCATAAACAAGGAGAAGATATGGCTAGTAAAGATAAAATTATTGATAAGATAGAAAAGAAGATAGATAGTATTGAGAAATTGCATGACAAAGAATCAATGTTATGTGAAGAAGTGAAAGACTTACTTGCTGATCTGAGAGACCAAGAGGAAGATGAGAAGTGGGAAGATGACTCAGGAGATGACTTTGATGAGGATATGGATGACGAAGATATTGACGATGAAGAAGAAAACTAATATAAACAAATTAATTATAGGAGAATAAAATGGCAGTACATCATGGAAAAGAGGGCGAAGTAGTAGTAGGTGGGTCAGCAGTTGGCGAACTTACATCTTTCACTCTTGAAACAACAGGAGATGTTGTTGAATCTACACAAATGTCAGATGGTGCTAAAAGTTTCATAGCTGGTAGAACATCTTTTTCAGGAACTTTAGAAATGCACTTTGACGAAGCTGATAGTGTTCAAACACAATTAACAGCTGGTGCAAGTGTGACTTTTAAATTATTACCTGAGGGAAGTTCAACAGGAGACAGAAAATTTGAGGGTGCTGGTATAATTACAGGTATGTCTGTATCACAGCCTTTAGATGGTATTGTTTCTAGAAGTGTGACTTTTCAAGGAACTGATGCTTTGACAATAGGAACTGAATAATAATTTATGTCAATTATTGACAGAGCCAAATCACATTTTGAGGGTATAGGTATTCAATCTATCGAAGTTCCTGAATGGAAAGACGATGATGGAAAACCTACTGTAATTTATTGGAATCCAATAAACCTATTTGAAAAAAATAAACTTTTCCAAAGATCAGACAATCTATCAGATGTCAGTATTCTAGCTGATATAGTTATCTTAAAAGCTTTAGACAAAGATGGTAAAAAAGTTTTTAAATTAGATAGCAAAATGGATTTGATGACCAAAGTTGATTCTGACGTTTTATCTAGGATAGCGACAGCTATGGTAAATGTGATCTCTCCTGAAGAAGTAAAAAAAAACTAAAATTTACACCTGAATTAAAAAATTTACTTATAGTTGCTGATAGGCTAAAAATAACTTTATCTGAACTTTTAAAAATGGAAGTTTGGGAGTATAACCATTGGGTTGGTTATCTATTTGATGAAGTTGAAAGCCAACAAGAAGCTATGAATAAAACAAGGAAATAATGGCACAAAACCTTAAAATAAATATACTTGCAAAGGATAAAACTAAACAAGCCTTTAATGGTATTAAAGGTAGATTACAAAAACTTAAAGATTCTGTAATTTCTGTCAAAGGTGCAATAGTTGGTGTAGGTGCTGGTCTTGTAATAAAATCATTTGTTAATGTTGGTAAATCAGTTGAAGATTTACAAGTAAGATTAAAACAATTATTTGGTAGTACACAAGAGGGAGCAAAAGCTTTCCAAGTGATGACAGACTTTGCATCACAAGTACCTTTCTCATTAGAACAAATACAAAACGCATCAGGAAACTTAGCTGTTGTTTCAGGTAATGCTGAAAGATTATCAAAGATATTAGAGATTACAGGTAATGTTGCATCGGTCACAGGATTAGATTTTCAAACAACTGCTGAACAAATACAAAGAGCATTTGCTGGTGGTATAGCTTCAGCAGATATATTTAGAGAAAAAGGTGT